AGGCGCAACCTCTGAGGGGATTGCTGACCCCGGTAAATTTAAAGATGTACTTGGTAAATTAAAAGATTTAGGCAAAGATAAAAGGGTAGAAACTTTACGTACACAAAAACAAACTGCAGTTTCTACCGCAAAAGTCACCCCTGGACCCACATCTACAACAGGTGACGGCACCAACACTTCTTCGCAAACAACGGGTTTAACACAAGACGATTTAAATGCTGCAATTACAAATGCCCTTGGTAACTTCAAACCCGAAGGATTAACGCAAGACGATTTGGACGCGGCTCTTTCTAGTTTTGCTCAATCGTTCCCAATGAGTCAACCTGAGTCTCAGGCTGTTGACAGCTCTTCCTGGGAGCAAGGTTACCAGCAAGATCTTAGTAACTGGCTTGACCAGTACAAGACCGAGCAGTCTGGACGTGCAGCTGATTACGAATCGATGTTGACAGATGTCGCTTCCCAAGAAGGTCAATTTGATCCAGATTTGTTCCGTGGTCTTCTAGGTGAACTAGAATCATCTAAACGTCGTCAAAAAGAGTGGAATGAGCAATCAGCAAAGGCAGCGTATAAGTACTAGAGACGAAAGCACCCTTGACACAGGCGCTTTTGAGGATTGGTTTATTGAGCAAGCAGAAGACGTTCAAGAGTCTTTTCATGCTTTTGCTGCTGACAACTACTCCTTTATCGAGTGTTTTCTTTACGCCAGATTCCTTGGTTATGTAGGAAATATTCTTGCGTGCGAAGCTTGGGTTAAAAATCATTACCCAAAGCCGGATCATCGGAAGACTCTTCTTATTGAGATTGAAGAGATGCGAGAGGACATTCGCAAGCTTCGTGATGACATTGAAAACTGTGCAGTAAAACGAGATGCAGGTGTTGCGCGTATTGCCTCTATGCAAAAAGAATTACGCGGGACCATCCATCAAGTTGAGCAGTACACTTCCGCTAAGGATCGCAAAGGCTTGCTCATGGCTGGTGCTGATCGCGCTATTCGTGAGTTAATGTTTATTTTCAAAGACGACCCAATAGAAGCACCTTTGCACGAAGCAAGCATGAGTGTGTGGGCTCGTATGCAACTAGAAGAATAACCAGCGTTTAAAATAAAAGAAAACATTTTGTTATGGCCAAAGGTAAAATGCCTCCTCAACTTCTTGAGCACTTCAAGAAGAAAGAAGCGAAAAAAGAAGATGGCACTGAGATGAATGACAAGGAAAAGCGCCGCGCCGCTTTGGATAAGGCTCGTCAATACCAAAACAAAAAGCGTAAGAACAAAGGAGAATAAGTTAGTATTCAGTAATTAGTTGAATACTTCTCGTGCCTTCTTACCTCCATCTGGCTTATCGCAGGAACGCACGCGCTGCTTCTAAAAACTATCAAATTAAGCCAAATAAAAATCTTGAAGACTTAAAAAGAGCGCGAGAAGACTTTGGTTTCTTTTGTGAGTACGTAGCAGATAAACCTCCTGCGCAACATCATAAGGATTGGCATCGGCACTTTGTTACGGAAGAGAATAGCAGTTGCCTTCTACGTATCGCTGGCCCCAATGTAGATCTACTTGCTCCCCGTGGTTCGGCCAAAAGTACGGTTCTTGGCTTACTGACAGCATGGGCTATTGGTATCCACACCCAGGCTAAACGCCCTCTTCAGATTCTTTATCTGTCTTATACGGTTGATATTGCACGTTCCAAGTCTGCAACGATTAAACGAATCATTGAAAGCAAGCGATACCAAGAAGTATTCCCAGAAGTTCGCCTTCTGAAGAACGTCACCAGTAACGAGTACTGGTCAATTGATCACAAGTTTGCTGGTATTGATGTGACCGGTGATGAACAATTTACTCTCTGCGCAGCAGGTCTAAAGGGTTCGGTGACTTCCAAGCGTTCTCACCTTGTCATGATTGATGACGCCATCAAATCTGCAGCGGACATCTCCAACCCTGACATCAGAAAGATGATGCAGGATAACTGGAACGCAGTGATCGCACCGACCATGTTTGAAGGAGGAAGAGCCATTTGCCTTGGTACTCGCTTCAGGCATGATGACATTCATGCCACTACATTCAACGAACAAAACAACTGGACTCAGATTGTTCTTTCCGCAATCACCAATGATCCCAAGACTGGTGACGAGCTTTCATACTGGCCTGACATGTGGTCTTTGGATTACCTAAAGGAAAAGAAACGGCAAGCACCTATTGCTTTTTCGTTCCAGTACATGAATCAAATCATCAGGCAAAACGAGTTGTCGCTTGCGCCTGAACTGATTGTTAAAGCTGAGATTTCAACGGAGTTCGATACGCTTGGCGTTGGGGTTGACCTTTCCGCTGGCACTAAAGAAAAGAATGATTACACTGTCATGATCCTTGGTGGCCGCATTGGCGATCGCATCCATATTATTGATTACCGCAGGTTGCGTGTTATGGGCAACCTAGAAAAACTAGATGCGCTCAAAGAACTTTTGAATGACTGGTCAATCCTTGGCAAAGACGCTAATGACAATTATTTCCCAACATATTCAACGTGTGACATTTGGTCAGAAGCTGTGCAGTACCAGGCATCCCTGGAAGCCGACTTTAAACGAGTCTGTTTAAATCAAGAAAGTCTCTACAACTTAATTTGGCATCCCGTCAAAGGATTCCGCGCAGACAAATTGGCCCGCTTCCGTGGAATCATGGGTATGTTTGAAGATCGCAAGATTATTTTTAATCGTTATAGAAACTTCACCAATCTTTTTGAAGAACTAACTAATTTTGGTGTCAGCAGTCACGACGATTGCGTTGACGCTCTCGTCTGGCTTGTCACTGGTTTAGCAAGAAAAGGACAATTGCAAGTTGATTACTGAACTTAGAATTAGAAAAAAGCATTTTGTGTTGTGGGTCCGGAGTACATTGCGATTGGTCTGACGGCCATTATTTCTGCTGTCACAGGCGGAAGTTGGGTTGCCAATCGTCTTCTTGAACGCCAACGCGAACGCATTCAACAAGCGCTTGACTACACCGGATCCCAGAAACGGAGAATTGACATCTTGGAAGATCAAATCAATCGGATGCCAATGGAGTATGTGCTCAAGGTTGACTTCCTAAGAGAAATCAAAGAGATGCATGACAATTTTCGCGAAATCAATAATAAGCTTGATAAGCTAATGGAAAAGATTTTATCCAAATGACCTACGTCGTTGAAGTCCAGGAAGACGAGAACGGAGATCAGTTCATCGTCTTACCAGACGAAGTGATTGAAGATTTGGGTTGGCAGGAGGGAGATATTCTCAATTGGGATGTACGCGGAGAGGGAATTGTCCTTTCCAAGGTCCATGACCCTTCTGGCTATGAAGTTTTAGAAGAGTAGAATATAAAAATTGAAAAGGCTAGAACATGTTTTATAGCGGCGAATCTAACGTACCTGGCGCTCCAGGAAATCTATTTGCAGGCGGCAACTTCATGGGCGGCGCAGGTAGTGTCATCAACCCTGAGGCTCTCAAGCGTGATGCACGACAGCAAAAAATTTATAATAAAGGTGTAAGAACCGATAATCCTAGCGAGAAAGAAATTTTCCTCCAGCGCACAGGGCCTCAGCTTCCTTTTGCTTACCAAGGCGGCACGTCTTCTCCTACGATGGCTTTTGTTGGCAATGCTGCAGGCATGGCTAATGCTGAATTTTTTAGGGGTCCACAATTCGACGAGATAGCTATGGAACCCCCATATACTCCGCGTGAACGAGCAGAAGATCAACTTCTTTTGCGTTCGTTACAGAAAGGCGAGATGGGTTCAGGTCCTTTGATTGATAAAGCCATTAAAGACTTAATTCAACGTACAAGCATGGGTGGGACAGGTCTTCGGGGTGTCTGATGAAAAAGAAAAAGTTAGCCAAAGAAGCTCTTAAGCATCCGGAGTTGTTTACTCCTGCTGAACTGGCTTATTTTGATCGCTGGCTTTGGCAACGAAAACAACACAAGAAAGCTGCTAAGATTGAGTTAAGTAAAAAGGAAAATAGTTAATGTCCGTCGACGCAAAGGCCAGGCTGCGGGAAATCGTCGAATCGTACCTGGATAAAGATTCTGGTACCGTTGTAGACACTGGTGTCGTTGCGTCGCACCTGGCACAAATGAAACTCTTTGGTATTCGCCAAGGGGTTGAGTTTTTTCCTGGTCAAGACAACTTTGGTGCACAACGCAAAGACTTTGTAGATCGAGTCGTTAAATACAATCAGATCGATGTACGCCTGGATTCCATCTGGGATTACTTCTTGTGCGATGGCAAGGGCATTTTTTACATCCGTCCCACAAAGCAAAACTATCGCGTTTATTATTTCCGCGAACACGAGTACCGCAGTTACTACAACGTAGACGGCGAACTAGAAGAGGTGGTGATCATCTACAGCTACAAGGTTCGCAAGGCCGGTAGTTCATACGATGGCATCAACATTGTGAATGCCACTGGTACATCAATTACTGGCGAGCCGGGCTCCAAGCGTTACATTCGTCTTTCGATCAAAGCAAACGAAATTGAAGAAACTCATTCGGATGCAGAATTAAATTTTGACATGCCCTCTGGCATGGCGCCGGGAAAAAACAAAACATTTAAAAACTCACTTGGTTTTATCCCTTGTGTTGAGATCTTCAACAACCCCAAGGGTTTTGCAAAAGAAGGGGTCGGTGAGTTCGATGCACTAGCCAACCACATCGTGACGCATGATGAGTTGGTTCGGACCATGCGGAAGAACGTTCAGTTCTTTGGTAACCCAACGCTGTTGTCGTCTCGTCCAAAGACCGACCTTATTGAGTCTGGTGGAGAGTCTGTTGTTCAGCGTCCATCCATTGCTGCGAACTCCGGCTTTGCTGGTGCTAGCCCCTTAAGCCGTTCAATGTTTAAGGCGGATCCAGTTTCCCGTGGCGTTGACGGTCAGATCCGTGTTCCACGCGTGATTGCAAACCTGGAGCCAAACGACCGTGTTGGCTACATTGTTCCAGACGCAATCACTGGTGATCAAAATAATTTTGCTCGTCAGTACAGGGAAGAAATTCGCACTGCTCTTGGGGGCGTTGATGAGCTTTCCATCTCGGCAGGCGTTACTGCAACGGAATACAAATCACTGTTTGGCCGTGTTTCCGCCACATCCAAGAAAAAAGCAAATGCTATTTACACCTATGGTGTTTGCCGCTGCCTTGAGTTAATTATTTACCAGGAGGAGCAGTTGTTCCGCATGTCGCTTGCAGCGGCACTTGGCATTGAACGTCCTGTTGAACCAGCAAATAACGCACCGCAAGAAGAAAAAGATGCTTACAAACAGGCCCTGGAGCAATTTGAATTACAAGTCCAAGACGCAATCAATGCTTGTATTCAAGCTCAAGATGTTCCCCCTGGTGTAACGGGCCTCATTCCAGATGGTGATCTCACTATGCTGTGGAGGTGGACGGGACCTGTTTACGAAGA